GCGTCAATGGCTGCTTGCATGGTTGCGTATTTATCACGGATAACCTGACGAGCTGCTTCAGCTTGTGCGGCTTCACTTGGGATAGTCGCTTTAACGTCCAAAGGTTTGAATTCCTCATTACGAGCAGCACGGCGAATATCGTGACCAATAGCTTTAGCTTTGTCTAAGTTAATGGTAATCATGCTTGATATTCCCATGCGTTACGGAATGTTCTATCACTTGGAACATCTGTGGTGTCAATGATTTTGAATTCTTTGCCAGCAGGTACGTCCTTGGCTGCAATTTCTTCAATAGTCATTGTCTCCAAAGCCTCTGGAGCTGGAACAATGATGGCAACACCGCCTTCATCAGTGGGGTAAATGATTCGTTTTGTCATAGTTGTTCCTGATTAGCGGAAGACTTGGGCGCACACATCAATTGGGTCTGCGTACCCCGATGTAAAAGTGGAAATCTTGACAGAACTCGTTGTAACCGTATTTATCGCCATCCCAAAGGATGTTGTTGCTGTATTGTCTCGGTTGCCACCTAGTCCCACTGAATAGTTAGTGTCTGGCATTGCAGTTGTGAAGTTCACAGTGTAATTGCCAGTCCCGTTATCAGTGATGCTCGACACGTTACCACTAGCCCGAATAGCCACAGTACCAGTTCCGTTAAAGTTCACCCAAGCTCGGCAATCGTAAGCCTTAGCAACTGAACCTGCTCCGTTGGTTGTTGACATTTGACCGTTGGTGTCAATAGTTACGCGTGTACTTCCGTTTGTTTGGAGATTTAAATTATGCGCCGTGCGTGTTGATAAATAGCCTTCTGTGCCGTTTGAATATATTGCGGTTTTTACTGTGCCGTTATTTGCTTGAACAACGCCTTGGTTTGTTGAACTTGAACCAACATCTAAAAACTTAAAGTTAGATAAAGATTCTGGCGAACTTGTACCAATACCTACGTTACCGTCTTTATCGACACGTACTTTCTCAGAAGCAGTACCAGATGCAGTGGTGTACAACTCCAAGTGACCATTGGAGCTTCCATCATCGTAGCCCTTAACTTGCGCTAATGTAGTCCCTGCGTTGTTAATGAAGTCAATGCTATCGGAACCACCGTTAGCCATCGTTACTTTTACTGTCATTTTTATCCTTTAACGGAGTGTTGTAGGGCCAACGACTGTTGCAGGGCCTGTTGTTTTTGTCATGTTTGTTCCTTAAACCACAGTCCAGACAGAACCTGAGGCAATAGTAACTGTTACACCTGAGGCCACAGTGATAGGGCCAAATGAGCCTCCATTATTACCTGAAGCAATAGTGTAGTTCGCATTGATAGTGTTGGAGTTTACCACAATTCCGTTAGAAGCTACAACACTTGAGCCTGTCACTACAGTGCCTGTCACAGCAGCTGGAGTAGTTCCACCAATAGCGGGAGGAGCTGATAAGTCTAGAGTACCGCCTAAGGTCAAATTACCTGAGGAAGTAACAGTACCTGACAGAGACAAGCCATTAACAGTTCCTGTACCACCTACTGAGGTAACAGTACCTGTGTTGTTCGTGTAACCTGAGGGATTTGTAAGGGGATAGTAAGTATCAGCTGCTGAGGAAGTGGTTAAGTAGCCGCCACTAGCGTGATCGCCCCAACCGTAAGCTGTATCCCAATTATCTACGTTACCACCAGCGTAAGTAGTTGCTGTAATCGTAGTGCCTGTGATGGCTCCAGCTGTTGTAGCGCCAATGGTCATGTTATCCATTGTTCCCACGTTTGTAGGAGCAATTTCAAGTGATCCAGTACCAGTAGGCTTGATGTGAACGTGGCCTGTACCAGTTGGACTAATGTCAATTTGAGCATTAGAGCCATTTAGGTTGGCTGATACGTCAACACTTACGTTGTTACCACCACCGCCGCCCCATTGGATTTGAGCAGTACCTGAAGCGTTACGTAAAGATCCACCACCTGAACCTGAAGCATCAAAGTAAGAGCTTACAAACTTAGTTGTAGCTGTTACCGTAGTACCTGTTACCGCAGCTGCTGTAGTAGCGCCAACAGTAGTACCGTTAATTGTACCGCCAGTGATAGCTACGTTATTAGCTGCCTGAGTAGCAATAGTGCCCAAGCCGCTGATGTCTGTATTTGACAAGGTGACAGCACCTGTGCGTCCAGCTACTGAGGTAACTAAGTTAGTCTGGTCAATCTTCTGCCAATTAGTGCCGTTAAAGAGTAACCAATCACCAATTTGCCAGTCAGTCAAACCATCGAGGTTAGTTGAACCAGCTGTAGCTACGATGTAGTAGAAACCATTAGTTCCTGTACCTGAGGCCAATGTAGGAGTGTTCGTAGAAGCATTCCAAGTACCTTGGTAGCTCAAACCACCAGCTACTGAGGCCCAAGAAGCTGTTGTACCGTCAGTAGTGAGGAACTTACCTGCGTTACCTGTCTGAGAAGGCAGCGCTTCAAAGTTATCAATCTCAGCTTGGAGAGCAGCTAAAGCATCTAAGACGTATTGGCTAGTACCTCCACCATTACCAATGACTTTGATCTTCTCAGCGACATCGAATGGAACTACTTCACCAACATTCAGCTCTTGACCATCTGTAAGCTTGATAATGAGGCAACCATCGAAGTCAATGTGAGCGTCTTGAACGCCTACACCGTCTTGACCTCGCTCACCTGCCTTACCGTTAAAGCCATCGCGTCCATCACGACCATCTTTACCGTCTTTGCCGTTGATACCGTCTTTACCCGCCTTACCATCGAGGCCATTCTTACCGTCTTTGCCATCTTTGATGGTTTTAACGCGAGCTTCAACGATTTCAGCGGAATTATTGACACGTTTGAGCATATCAGCTTCGATACGCTTCAAAGCTTGCAACACTAAGTCTACATTCTCAGCAATTTTCTGCTTCTGAACAGCTTTAGCCTCTTTAACGGAGGCTTGTACACTATCCAAAACAGCTAGTTGCTGCTCTGGAGTCATGTTTTTAAGTAGAACTTCTTGAGTTAGCTTCTTAATGTCCATTATTCAACTTCTCTTGGAGTTTAGAGAGGAAATCTTCTTCCATTCCACCCAGTTTGTTCCTGCTCTCGGACATCTGCATCTCAACAATCTTAGATTTGTTCTTGATGTCAGCTTCCTTGAGCTGCAATTCAGCTATTTTAACACGTCTGTCGAACTCTCGGCTAGCTAATTCATCATTATTAGGTAAGTTTTGAGTCAAGGCAGAGGCAATTTTAGCTTCAACTTCCTTAGGTTTCAACTGAGCGTCCACCATAGTGCTCATAGCCTCAGCTTTATTGCGTTCAGCTTGTGTAGAATTGACTGCAATCTGAGCTTGGAGGTTCTGCATTGTCAACACTTGTTGCTGTTGCTGCATTGCCTGTGCTTGTGGATCAGGTTGAGCCATTTGCTCCAAAGCTGCAATCATCTCAGCACGGTTAGACAAGCTAGAGTTAGCAATCACACCCTTCAAGATCAAAGGCAACACTGGAGTGTTAGGGCCTAAGGTCTGCAAGAGAGCGATAAACTGCGATTGTTCGTACTCACGAGCCATGATACCCAAGGTAGCTGTAGGTACGAAGTTCAAGTCAGCTGAGGGATAACGCTCAGGATCGAACTGCATGAAGCGGAATGCTGCCTTCTTGATAAAAGGAGACAGGAAATCCTCTTGGAAGTTCGTCAAGGTACGTTTATTCTTCTTAATCAAAGAAGCTACAGCCATCGAGATACCACCTTGAGAGGCATCACGAGAGACTTGGGAGATCATGCCGTTGGTGTCCATAGTACCAGTGGCTTGCAACAACATACGCTCGAAGTTCTGAGCTGCTGCTGGAGCATTACCATCGGTAGTACCGAACTTAAACGGCATCATGATCTCAGATGGATTACCATTGGTTAGGAGAGCCTTACCGGGCTTAACTTCGAACTTAGCACCACGGGGCAGACGAGTAGCGTCCATAGCGATCATGGGCGATGTAGTCAAAGCCAATGAGTCAAGGTATGCACGATACTGAGCGTCGATGGCTTTCTGCATGTTGTAAGCCTTCTCAACGACACCCCGACCCAACAAACGGTTAGGTACAGTATCGTCTTGATACGACATCACAGGGCGATCCTTCATCATGTAAGGATTCTCTTCAGCCTTGAGCAAGAGATTACCGTTACCGATAACGATGATAGCTTCCACTAGGTCAGAGTAGTCATCAGCTGCTGAGTCTTCAGGGAAGAGATCAACAACTTCCTTACCGTTGTTCTCAAGCTGCATCAAGTACTCACGAGGCACTAAGCCGTAGTAAGTGAGCATGGTAGCCTTACCGTCTTGATACTGACGGACTTCCTGAGTAGCTTCAAGAGACTCATCGTCCATGTAAGGGGAAATGTCTACCTTGCGATAGATACCTGACTCCATACCTGCTACGATCTTGTGCAAGCTCACAGGCTTCTCAATAGCCACGCCCATACAATCATCCACCGATGTACCGTTAGGGTCAAACAAGAAGTTCTTAGGGTTGATAGGGTTCAAGGAGACAGAGATACGATCCTTCTCTGTGACACCAATAGCTGCTTGACCTGTAACGCCGGGGATAGGCTGAGTAGTTGGGATGTACTCTTTGACTGTCTTAACGACCAATTCACCAATACCTGTACCGTAGATCTTAGCCATCAAACCAATCTGGTCAATACTCTTACGGATCTTGTCCTTAGCGAAGTCATCCATCATCATACGTTTCAAGTCTTGAACGTCGATAGGATTACCATTCACATCCTTGACATCATCTTCAATGTCGAAGAACTCACCTTGACCGAAGATGGCTTCCATGATCTCAGCGTGGCTAGTCTCAACAGCTTGCTGAGTAGCAGGGGAGATGATACGTGAACGCTCAGATTCACGGGTGGAGTCAGAAGCTTCCCATTGACCACGGAAGATACGCTCATATTCTTCATAGGCGGACATATAGTTATTATCTCGCCAATCACGCCAACGCTCGATGTGATCCATCACCCAAGAGACTAACTCTTTGTCGCTCTCTGACGGCTCTTCGAACTGAGCGTCCCCTGTG